ATGGTCCAGAAGGTGCTGAGTTCGTTGATAACCTACAGAAGCTAGGCTTTGACGGAGCTATCATCAATGAAAGTATTCCAAACAACAGCAATGCAAAGTCCGGAGAAGTTTGGGTCGTATTCAATCCCAATCAAGTAAAGTCTATTCACAATCGCGGATCCTTCAGTCCAAACGATCCTAATTTGATGAGAGAAAACGGTTGACATAAACCCAAAACTACTGTAGTGTGAGAATATGAGCAAAACATTCAACACCGCAGAAGAAGCACAGCAAATCATCGCCAACCTTCGTATGCAGTTGAACCGATTGCCCTATAACCCTGACTTGTTCAAACTCTGTTCCAACCTTAGCCACATGAATACCATCCTCAGCCAACTTGAGGTTGAAAAGCGTCAGACCCGCAAGTCATATAAGTTTGACGCGCATAAGGAACAGTTGTCCAAAGCTATCAAGCATCTTGAGCATCTTATCCTTATGGCAACACTCATGGCATAAAAAATATCCAATCAGGCAAAAAACTGGTTGACAATCCCCTCACAATCACGTATAACGAGTCTATAGAGAGCAAGAAAGCAAAACACTCTCTATCATTTGTTCAAACTTTAGGAGCTTAAATATGTCTCAGTATGTTTCTGACACTCTCACTGTCACTTCGATTCAGGCCCGTAAGGCCCTTCTCACCGCGTTCAAGGCAAAGCGTCCTGTCTTCCTCTGGGGCCCTCCGGGCATTGGTAAGTCGGAAGTCGTTCAGGAAATCACTGACGAACTCGGTGGTTACATGTACGATATGCGTATGGCGCAGATGGAACCGACTGACGTTCGCGGTATCCCCTTCTTCAACAAGGAAATCGGCAAGATGGACTGGGCTGAACCCGTTGATCTTCCCAGCGAGGAAGTCTGTTCGCAGTATCCGATCGTCGTTCTTTTCCTTGACGAAATGAACTCGGCTCCGCCCGCTGTTCAGGCTGCTGGTTATCAGCTTATTCTCAATCGTCGTATCGGCAAGTACAAGCTGCCCGAGAACGTTGTGATCGTTGCTGCTGGTAACCGTGACAGCGACAAGGGTGTTACGTATCGTATGCCGATGCCGCTTGCTAATCGTTTCGTTCACCTTGAAATGCGTTATGACTTCAACGCTTGGCAGCAGTGGGCTGTTAACAAGGGCATCAACAAGGACGTTGTTGGTTATCTCTCGTTCTCTAAGCAGGATGGTTATGACTTTGACGCTAAGGGTTCTAGCCGCGCGTTCGCTACTCCGCGTTCGTGGGTCTTCGTCAGCGACCTGCTGAACGATGAAGACGTTGACAATGACACTCTGTTCAACCTCGTCGCTGGTTCTATCGGTGATGGTCTTGCTACGAAGTTCATGGCACACCGTAAGGTTGCTGGTCGTATGCCCGAGCCGAGCGACATTCTCAACGGCAAGGTCAAGGACCTCAACGTCAAGGAAATCAGTGCGATGTACTCGCTCACGATTTCTATGTGCTATGAACTGAAGGATGCGCTTGAAAACAAGCGTGTTGACAATAAGCAGTTCCACGACATGTGCGCTAACTTCTTTGAATACATGATGAAGAACTTCGAAACGGAGCTGGTCGTCATGGGTTCTAAGATCGCTCTTAAGACCTATCGTCTTCCGATTGAGCCGAGCATGTTGCCGAACTTTGACGAATTCCACAAGAAGTACGGTAAGTACATCGTGGAAGCTGGCAACTAAGTCAGCAAGCTCCTAGGGGAGGGGTTAGAGACAGCCCCTCCCCATTCTTTTTAGGAGTATTTTATGAATGAAGTTTTAATCTTTTCAGGATTTCTTGCTGCCCCATTCGTAGGTTGGGTCCTAGCAAAAATTGTCCTTTGGATCGTCAACAAGCTCATTTTTGGTTGACAACGGTGCCGTTTTGCGCTATAGTCAAAACATAATCAAGCAACGGAGTTTTTATGTCCAACACTACTGCCCCCAAGAAGTCTAAGCGTTCGCGCAGCAATAAGTTTGAAAAGCTGGTGGGTCCTACTGATCCCAAGATTGACGCTGATGCCCGTGAACGACTGGTGATGGCTCGTATCGGTCTGTTGCTCAAGCAGGCTTTCTTTGGCAACCTCGCTACTCGTCTCAAGCTGACTAATGCTGATGAGTGGCTGACTACTGCTGCTACTGACGGTCGTAACTTCTATTACAACAGCCGCTTTATCATGATGCTCAAGCCGAAGGAAGTTGAATTCCTCGTCGGTCACGAAGTTCTGCACGTTGTCTACGATCATCTTGGTCGTCGTGATACTCGTGATTCCGAAATCTGGAACATCGCATGTGACTATGCTGTTAACGCTGACTTGAAGAAGCACAAGGTCGGTGAAATGATCACGACCGTTGACTGCCTCTATGATCGCAAGTATGAGAACTGGGCTTCTGAGGAAATCTATGAGGACCTCACGAAGAATGTTCAGTACATCAATCTTGAAGACCTGCTGGACAAGATGTTTGACGATCACATTGACGGCGATGGTGATGATGACGGTGAGGGCGAAGATGGTCCTGAAGGTCAGCGTAAGGGTAAGGGTCGTCCCAAGCTCTCGGAAGCTGAAAAGGAAGAAATTCGTCAGGAGATGAAGCAGGCTATTCTGAATGCTGCACAGCAGGCAGAAGCTGGTCAGGTGCCGGCTGGTGTTGAGCGCATGATCAAGCAGCTTACTGATCCGGTCATGCCCTGGCGTGAACTGATCCAGACTAATCTGACTTCGGCAATCAAGAATGACTATAGCTGGATTCGTCCTTCTCGTCGTTCTTGGCATATGGATGCTATTATGCCTGGTATGACTCCGGGCGAAGAAATCGACGTTGATATCTACATTGACATGTCGGGTTCTATCAGCAACAAGCAGGGTATGGCTTTCCTTTCGGAAGTCGCTGGCATGATGGAATCGTTTGACGGCTACAAATTGCGTGTTACGTGCTTTGATACGAAGTGCTATAACACTCAGGAGTACTCGTCCGAGAACATGGAAAACATTGAGGAGTACGAACTTCACGGTGGCGGTGGTACCGACTTTGATTGCATCTTTGATGACCTCAAGCAGGCTGGTCGTGTCCCCGAACGATTGATCGTTTTCACTGACGGTTATCCGTTTGGTTCTTGGGGTGATGCTGATTACTGTGATACGACTTGGATCATTCACGGTGACCCGAATCCTAATCCCCCGTTCGGTGCTTATGCAATCTACGATGACCACCGCAAGAAGTAAGATCAGCGATATTCCCGTTGTTTCGGAGGCTCAACTTATATATGAGTCTCCGGACGGCGGGAAGACCGTGTATGCTAGAGAAATAGGCTCTGATATTAGGTACCTTGTCAAAGGCGCTGCTGAACAGCTTTACCGGCAGCAATACACTAAACGTGTCACGCGATTGATGAAGATACTACAGAGAGTTAAGGACGATCCTACTCTTAAGGATGCTCTAGAGCAGCTTGAGGCACTATATATTCTAAAGTATGGCGACAATGAAAACAATTGAAGACATCAACCTAGATCAGTGGTTCATTCAGCGAGAGTTGGATTGGGCCCCTGATCATTTCACTACCTGCAATACCCCTGCTAACAGTGAAGCTAGGGCATGGATCCTTGAGAAGTTGCGCGGAAGATTTCATATCAACATGAACTTCTTGCCGGCATTTGAAGACCCTAAGGAGGCAGTGTTTTATGAGCTTACGTTTGGGTAATGCTTACACGCAGCGCCGTGGAATCTAGTATATACACCCTTGCCGGCACCGTGTTTACCGCAATATGGGCATGTCCATTTGTGTTGACTAGAATGGGTACCGTTTTCTAACATCTTTTTATTAATGTCTCCGCCGACGAATGGATTGGTCCCGTTTTGGACTCGCATGAGATTATTTTCAGGACCCTGCCAGGGGTGCCTACCTTCACGCAGTTGCTTTCTAACATGCCCCCCGCCTAGAAAATGGTGTTTTCCGGTCTCTACTAATTTTAATTGGGCGCTCCTCGCGACCTCTCCCCCTAAAAACGGATGCGTTCCTGAGGCTACTCGTGATAGATTAATAGCTGTCGCAGTTTCGGAGTCATTGCCATCGCCTGCTTCCGGTTTCAGATTCGCCCAGGTCTTCTTCCCATTTTCATCTCGTTCATCGACGATGTTCCATAACTCGCTGTAATATAATCCCCAATGTTTGATTTCATCAGTCGTTTGGCACTCTTTGATTATTTCAGTGGTCACATCATATCCATATTTCTTGATATGGGGTATCCAATAATCTCCGGATCCTTTGTATTTGTAGGGGTCTTTGGCTGTTGTTTTTCCGAGATATTTTAAACCGGTAATGTTATGGGTTTTCTTATACAAATAAATAGTCATAGCTGATGCTCCTTGTAAGCGTTAGAGTAGTTGGGGATTCGCTCTCCCGTGAACTACATTTTTATTTATCTTTTATTTCGTCATTGAATAGCCTTTATAAATATCTATACATAAAGGAGAACAATTTATGGCAAATTTCACAAGGCATGTCGGACGGCACGGAGACCGCAAGGTTGCAGTTATCTGGCGCGAAGTTCCCGGCGAACCGCACATGGCATTAGTCGTGTACACAGAAATTCTTAATCGTAATATTCACGATCCACTAATCGCATGTATTGAAAGTGACATTGGTCAGACTAGCGAAGACCTTGCTGATGCACTAAATCGCACTTACACTACTGATGGTCAAATCATTCTACAGAAGCTACATGCAGAAGGCATGTTGAAGAAGGTACAGACTGAATTGATCGTCATGACCCCTAACCCAGGAACTCGTATCAAGTTGAGTGAACTTAACACTGTGCTTGACGAAATGAAGAAGGGCGAAGACGCTGTAAAGAAGTTAGCCGAAATGGATAAGCAGATGGGTATGCAGGATCCTGCTACTGTTGCTCGTAGAATGCGCGGCGATAAGGATGCATTTAATCCTGAAACTATCCCAGCACCAGTTGGTCTACAAAGTGCAGATGATGCACTAGGTGATACAGCACTTGCTAATAATCTTCGCAGTCAGGCAGAGCGTATGAGTGCAGAAGCTAAGGGCTTGCTTGCAGAAGCACAGCGACTAATGGAACAGGCACAGAGCTTAGTCCCGGTGTCAACTCCAGTGATTGCTCCCGCAGTTAAGAAGACTAGAGGCCGTCCAAAGAAGACTGTCAGCGTTTAAGAAAGTTAATAGTAAATGTCACCCGAGTTTATTCAGAAGTGGGAACGTTTACTTGAGGGTGTAGATAAGCAGAAGGTTCCAGTAGATTTTATTAAGAAGATTGTTCTTAGACTGGACGGAAAGCGACAGAAGACCATCAATATTGAACGCTTACTAGATCAAGGACTAGAACCAGATGAAATTGAGGATGCAATAAGCAGACAGCTTATTAAACTTGATGATGAGGTTATCGGCATTGAGTTTATTCTTAATGTCAAGTCTATCGCAGAAACGGTACAACCAGAAACAGATAACCTGCTTAGAGGATTATGAAACTAATAGTAGCCTGCGACCCCAATGGGGGAATCGGCTATCAAAACAGATTGCCCTGGACTAATATCCAGGGCGATTTGCCAAGATTTAAACGTCTAACTACTGGCAAGATTGTAGTGATGGGACGCAACACTTGGGATAGCCTGCCAAAGAAACCACTGCCCTATCGCATTAATGTTGTAGTGACCACAACTCCCGCACTGATACAAGATAAAGGTATCGTAGTTACCGACAAGACCGACTCATTTACTGACTTTCACTGGTTGATAGGCGGCGCAAAACTTATTGAAACCTGCTGGGAACAGATTGATGAAGTGCATCTTACTAGAGTATATGACCATTATACTTGCGATACCTTCATTGATTTGCTATATCTAGAATACAATTTTGTGCGGGAATATAGTGAAATGTTTCCCGATCATATGTATGAGATTTGGAAACGTAAATGAAGCAGTATCACGATCTATTAACCGACATATTAAATAACGGCGAAGAGCGCAATGATCGCACTGGCGTAGGCACTATCAGCGTGTTTGGTCGCCAATTACGATTTGACTTGACAAAGGGCTTCCCGGCTGTAACAACTAAGAAGTTAGCATGGAAAGCAGTTGTTAGTGAATTGCTTTGGTTTTTAGAAGGAAGCAATGATGAGAGAAGACTGGCAGAGATTTTATACGGAAGGCCAGACTCAGGCCGTAACACAATCTGGACAGGAAATGCTGAGGCAGCTTATTGGCAACCTAGAGCAAAGTTCTCCGGGGATTTGGGCCGAGTATACGGTGTTCAGTGGAGAGACTGGGGTGGAGTCGATCAAGTCGCAAAGTTGATTGATGGATTAAAGAATGATCCGACTGGGCGTAGACATATCATTAGTGCATGGAACGTAGACGAACTTGATCAAATGGCATTACCTCCCTGCCATGTAATGAGTCAGTTTTATGTGAGCAAGGGTAAGTTAAGCTGCCACATGTATCAGCGTAGCGTTGACGTATTCTTAGGTCTACCGTTCAACATTGCAAGCTATGCACTGCTTACCCACATGATTGCTCATGTATGTGACTTAGAGGTAGGTGAGTTGATTATCAGTACTGGCGATACTCATATCTATAGCAATCATGTTGAGCAGGTTAAGGAACAGTTGTCTCGTGAACCATATCCTCTTCCTACTCTATGGTTGAACCCAAACATTAAGGACATTGATAGTTTTACAATGGAAACAATTGACCTAGACAATTACAAGTGTCATGGTACAATCAAAGCGGAAATGGCAGTGTGACAGAAACAGTAGTAGTAACAGCACACACTTTTAGTGTGGGTGATGTCGAAGATCCTGATATCTATGCTGCTCAACCATTGTATGAATGGGAACAATCAGAAGCAGGTCAATGGATGATGAAGCATTCCAACCCTAAACCGAGTTGGCATCATTTAATGGACTCGGGATTTTATGGAACTTGTTATAGTATCCGAGGTTATCTCACCCCTGAACTTCACACTTATTGGAAGTTGAAATACGAATGAAAACCCGTGAAGAAATCATTGATAGTATGTGCATGACCTTTCGCCATGACTATGGTCTGGTAATTAGCGAGGATGATCGCATGTATTCTCTCATGTCTGGTATGACTGAGAATGAGCGTAAGGCCCTGTGGCATAGTATGGCGCAAATCTTTGACAATGATATTGCTACATATATGGAATTTAAGAAGTGAGAATTATTGTCACTGGTTGCATGGGTTTTATTGATCACTATGTAATATTTGACTTCCACAAAGATATTGACCTAAGAGTCAAGACTTTTTACGCACAATAAGGAAATAACTAAGTATATGAACGTGTATTGGCTCATAGCAATTCTTCCACACTTTATAATCACACTATTAACTGTAGTGGGGATTCTAGGCCTATTGGTAGCCTCATTTGTTGGTAAGATTCCCTTCATCAAGCAATACAATCTTCCAATCAAGATTGCTTCATTGATTCTATTTGTGTGTGGTGTTTATCTACAAGGTGCAGCAGGATATAAGGCTGCTACTGACAAAGCTGTAGCAGAACTTCAATCTAAACTAGCAAAGGCTCAAGTACAATCCGTTAAGGTAAATACTCAGATTGTTGAAAAAGTAGTCAAGGACACTAAGGTAATCCACGACAAGGGCAAGACCATCACTCAATATGTTGACCGTGAAGTAGTCAAGCATGATCAAGATTGCAGACTACCGGCAGAAGTTATTAGGGCCCATAACGCAGCAGCATCACTAGATACTGGTAAACTATCAGGAGACAAGAAGTGAAGAAGTTAATAATCTTACCTCTTGTTTTACTATCAGGATGCGCTATTCATGCTGTTCCAGTAACTGCAAAGTTCCCCGATGCTCCTCAGATTCTTTTAGAAAAGTGTGCGGCTCTAAAAGAAGCTACAGCAAACATGACTCTTAGTGAATATACTAAGACGGTAGTAGATAACTATATGCTGTACCATGAATGTGAACGCAAAGTAGTGGGTTGGCACGAGTGGTATGCTGAGCAAAAGAAGATTTTTGAAGACGCCACTAAACACTAATACTATCTTCCGTTTGATAAATACTTAAAACGGAAGAACACGAATGAGTACTACACCTCTCTATACACAACAAGTTATCAACATTGGTGCCAATCCTAACGATGGCTCAGGTGATCCATTACGCATTGCCTTTGAAAAAATCAATAATAACTTTGCTAATCTCTTCCAAACATTCGTTAACTCAACTGTATCTTACACTACCGGTAACACTGCCGGTCAAGTAATCTTTGAAACTCCTGCTAACACTTTCACTGAAGGTCAGTTCTATATTAAGTCAACTGATGACGGTACTGCAAACAGCCAAGCGATTCAACTATTCGCTCAAATCAATAACAATCACGATGATGTAAAGTTCACTGCTTATGGAACTACTTTCTTCGGTGATGCATTAACACAATATGATATGGTAGTTGATCCAACATCAGGAAACGTACAGATTCTTATTAATCCTCTCACTAGTGACGATCTAGTACATTTTATTGCTTCTCAGGTCATGTGGGCCGGCCCAAATGTTCCGGGTCTTGGTATTGCATTGGATGGTTATGCAAACTCTGTTATGGCAACAGAAAATACGACTCCAATCAATACTACTCAGAATAACCCATAACAAAAGATAAATACAATATAACGATTAAGGACTTTCAATGAGAGCGCGTGAATTCATTTTTGAAAACGATACCCCAGCAAATCCAAAGGCGTTTGGCGATGGTCAGATGGATGCTATTAAGGGCGCAATCTCAATGCCAGACTTGAGTATCAACAAGTCAAATGGTAGTCCCTACCTACAATGGCGTTTCGGTATTGCAATGGCAGGTGCCCCTGACTACCCAACTCCGCCCGTAGGCCCAATGGCAGGTGACCCATTGTTGTCAACATACACTGATGCTGAATTAGAAATCATCAATGTTGCTGCAAAATCAGTAGGTGCTGGCAAAGTCAGAAAACTCAGTGATAACCGTAGTACAGAAATGTCTAACACTTACACAAAGAGTCCAGTAGCCAAACGTCCCAAAGATTTCCGTAAGAAAAAATAATCACTACTGGTCCACTGCATAAGTAATTTTATGCAAAACTTAATCGACATCAACCAAACCCTTGACTTGATCAAACTCAAGTTCTATAATGAATATCTATACACTGCCCACATCCATGATGAAGGCGATAGCAAGATGCACGAGGTGCTTACCAAGCAAGTCGTGGAAACATATATTGATCCAATGGATCTAGCAAAGGATGCAGCTATTCTTGATCTTGGTTGTGGCCCGGGATATTTCTTGGACGCAATGAAGGAACGAGGATACACTAATCTCACTGGCGTTACTCTTTCTCCTGGTGATGTCGCTATTTGTGAAGGTAAGGGCCATACTATCAAGAAGTATGACTTGAGCTTCTTGCCGCAGAAGGATGGATACTATGATGAATCAGTTGACTTCATCTTCCTTCGTCATGCACTTGAACACAGTCCTTATCCTATCTTCTCATTAATGGAATACAACCGTGTATTAAAGCAGGGCGCAAAGATTTACATTGAAGTTCCTGCTCCTGACTGTGATCGCAGACACGAGTTCAATCTAAACCACTATAGTATTATGGGAGCTAATCAGCTAGGTGCATTGCTTACACGCTGTGGCTTCAATATTGATCAGTTCAACAATCTAGAGTTTGACGCAAGTGGTCCAAATCCTGAAACTAATGACCCAGAAGATATGGTTGAGTTTAAGGAAAAGTACTATTGCATTGTTGCTACAAAAGCACGACCACTAGATATCAAGTAAGAAGATAAATACTCTCATAGCAATATGAGAGTATTTTTTTATGGCCAATCCACCACCACCATACGCAAACATTTCTGGTATTACCAGAACAATAATGAAGGACAATCAGGAAGAGACTATCAGTAATTACAATGGTAATGCTCGTCCCGGTGAACTTGTTGTTGACCTTACTAACAACGATGTCTATATTGGTAACACCAATGGTAACTTAACACTAATCAACACTGGTGGAGGTTCTGGAAACAGTGAACCAGCTGGTGCAGTTGGAGCAATTCAACTTAATGCTGGGGGCAATCTATTTGGTTCTTCAGCAAATCTGTCATTTGCTAATAATACATTAACTACTAGTAACGTATCACCTGCCTTAGATAACATTTATTTCTTAGGTGACGAAACACATCGTTGGGCTAACTTGTGGTTAGGTCCAGGTACTATCTACATTACAGACTCAGCAAACACCGCAAACGTTGCGGAACTAACAGTTTATGACGGAGTTTTAGAAGTCAACGGTGCTACAGGATTACAAGCAAACTTAATTAATGGCAATACCACACTAACATTGGATGCAAATGCTAATGTTACTATAACTGTAGCTGGTTCAGACAATAGTTGGACATTTGATGATACGAACAAATTCACTACACCTGGCAATGTACTCGTGCAAGACAGTAATCAAAATGACATTATTGAATTAAGAACTGATGGTAATATCGCATTTAATGGCAGTGCTACACTATCAGTAAATGGTGGATTCTATGTAAGCTCAGTAGGATCAACTGATGGTCAAGGCAACATCGTAACTTACGATAGCGGTGAGTTTAAGTACGGACCTAAACTAAAAGATTATGCAGGTAACATTGGTGCTAACAACATAACTATCACTGGATTATTGAAAGCACCACAAACAACTAAAGCATCTAACGCCACCGGAACACCCGGACAAATATGTTGGGATGCAAACTATATCTATGTATGTACTGCTACAAATACTTGGAAGCGTAGTCCATTAACAGGCGGATATTAATGTTTGATCCATTCAAACAAGCAAAACTAATGAATGCCTACAAAGGATTCACCGAGTTTACTCCTCCCGAAGAAAAGGATATGTCATTAGACGAGTTAAAACGTTTAGCCGGCATTCCTAAATACTATGATCTAAACGGTGATAGACTAGATAATAATTATGAAATATCAGGTGCTCAAAAAGTACAATATATGCGAGATAATAACATTAGACCGGGTGACCCCGAATGGTTTAAAGTGATGTTCGCTAAGCCACATCTTACAGGTGAAAGTCCTTTCTCAAAGAAGTAGCATATTAAGCTAAATAATACTATGTCAAACACACCTACCTTGATCAAGGATCCATACAAGAAGACCACCTTCACGCAACAACAGCTTGAAGAATTCATGAAGTGTTGCGATCCAGAAACTGGTTATCTATACTTCATGGATAACTTCTTTATGATTCAGCATCCTACTCGTGGTAGCATGAACTATCACCCTTGGGAATACCAAAAGCGATTGATTGATACATACCATCGCTATCGCTTTAGTATCTCACTAATGCCTCGTCAGTCAGGTAAATCTACATCAGCAGCAGGGTATCTATTGTGGTATGCGATGTTTGTCCCTGACAGTACTATTCTAATTGCAGCACATAAGTACACCGGTGCACAAGAAATTATGCAGCGTATACGATATGCGTATGAAAATTGTCCAGATCACATTAAAGCTGGCGTAACCACATATAACAAGGGTTCGCTTGACTTTGAGAACGGATCACGCATCGTGTCTGCTACTACGACTGAAAACACAGGTCGTGGTATGTCTATCTCATTACTATATCTTGACGAGTTCGCGTTCGTTCGTCCCTCAATCGCAACGGAATTCTGGACTGCTATTACTCCTACACTATCAACTGGTGGTAAGGCAATCATCACTTCAACTCCAAACAGTGACGAAGACCAGTTCGCTCTTATTTGGAAGGGCGCAAATAAGACAGAAGACGAATTTGGCAACACAACTGAGTTAGGTGTTAACGGCTTTAGAGCATATCGTGCTTACTGGAGAGAACAGCCAGGAAGAGACGATAAGTGGGCAGAAGAAATGAAAGCCCAGCTAGGTGAAGATCGTTTTAATCGTGAAATCGGTTGCGAATTCATCATCGCTGACGAAACATTGATCAATCCAAACACATTGATCCAACTT